ATTCGCGTCCGGCGGGTTCGGGTAGCTCATCCGGACCTCGGTATCTCTTGGTCGGGATCGGGTGTTGGTCGTCGTACCGCCTGGTCGGCCAGGGTGCGGGGTCAGTCATTCCCTCACCTCCGCGGGGTTCTGGTGACTCCCGTGTGGATGGTGTTGTCGTACAGGTCCCGGTGTGTGACGCACACCAGCTTGCCCTCCCGGATCTCGACGCCGTCGGTGTTGGCGGGTCGCTGGGCGGGGGGCATGCTGGTGCAGATCACGCACTGGATCGGCGGAGGGGCGGTCACTACGAGACCTTGACGAACGCGGGCGGTGCGTAGACCGCCAGCTGGCAGCGCGTCTCCGCCAGCAGGACCAGGATGTTCTGCGTGAAATTGGAGGCGTGGCTGTCGGACATCAGGATGCGGACGCCCGGCTTGCGCCACAGGGTGGCGCCCTCGCGGAACGCCCCGACCAGGGCCGTCCCGACCGCCGTGGTTGTGGTGGCCACGACCGGCAGCCCCCACACGGTGGGCGAGGCGAGCGAGGACGGGTCCCGGGTGAAGAGGAACACGCCCGAGGTCGCGTCGCGCGTCAGCTCGATGCCCTCCCAGTCGGTGGGGTGCATCACGACGCCGCTGGGCGGGTAGCCGGCGATCTGGGTCTTGGTGATCGCCTTGCGGATCGCGATCAGCATCCCGTCGGTGGCGACGGCCTGGAGCTGGATGCCGGTCGTGTTGAGGATGCCCCGCATGTTGGGTGCGGTGCCGTTGCCGGTCAGTACCTGGGTGTCGACTCGCTTTTCGACGCCCCAGCTCAGCCGACCCTGGAGGTAGCCGACCAGCTGCTGGTCGTCCTCCGCCGCCTGCCGGGTGATCGGGATCCAGTGCGCGACCAGCGCCAGGGTGGCGGACTGGACCGTGAATGTGATCGCCGACTCGGGCTTGGCCAGACCCTCCGCCACCTCGGTCGCGGTGTTCGTGAACGTGGACTCGATGACCCACTCGATCACGTTCGAGGTCGCGTTCTGCTGGTCGAGCAGGTCCGCCACCACCAGCGGCGCCGTGTACGGAGTGTAGATGCCGGGCCGTCGGGTCGGCTGCGGCGGGTTGGTGGTCGTCGTGACCAGAGCCCGGAGGTCGGTCGCGTTGGGCAGGTTCAGGACCTCGTGCGACCCGCGCATCCCGGACGCCCGGTAGTCGTTCGCCCCCTTCGAGAACTGGGCGCGCCAGTCGGCGGGGATCTCCAGCGCGGCGCCGTCACCACCGGACGGCGGACCGGGCTGACCGGAGGGACCGGACTGCGGGGCGTTCGGGTTGGTGGGCTGCGGGCGCCACCGCTCGACGACCTCCAGTCCGGCCAGCTTCTGGCGTCGGGCGTTGGTGGTCTCGGTGACCTGGTTGCGTCGCTCGACGTCGGCCGCGATCGCGTCCGCCCGAGCGGCGTCCTCCTCGGTGGCGTCGGGACCCGCCAGCGCGTTGAGGACCTCGTCGCGGGCTACCCTCAGCTCGGCGTCGGTGAACTGGGAGTAGTCGACGGCGGGGGGAGCGGTTCGGAAATCGGTCGCCCCGAACGCCCGGAGTCGGGCCCGACGGACCTGCTCCTGGGTGGGACGGTCTGCCTCGGTGATCGTGGACACATCAATCCTCTCGGCCTAGCAGCGGTACGGACCGCAAACGGAGACGGGCACGTGCGATTGCAAACGCGTCCGAGGCAGACGACGAACGCGCGCTTGTGAGTTCCGAACCCGGAACAGCCGCCATTCGGGCGGTGATTTGGCTGACTTCGACCAGCCGACAGGCGACGATTCGGGACGAGTCCTCCTCGTCGAAGATCGCCTGACTGAACCCTACACTCAGCTCAGGGGCCGAACGGGACTGGGCCTTGACTCGGGCGTCACGCCCGTCGGCCGTGTTGTCCCACCATCCGCGGATTCGCAGACCCTCGGCTACGTCGTTCGCGCGGAACACCCCGACCGGGCTGGTGGGGTCGTGCATCCAGCAAAGCGCGTAGGGCTCGTCGTCCAAGCCGCCGGCTGACCAGCTGCCGGGAGCGAATGTGGTGCCGTACGCGTCCCGCACGTCGTGTCGACAGGCCCAGCCCTGGAAATGCGGGTCGGCACTGTCGTCGTTGATCGTATCCCAGCGGACGTCGAGGTCCGCGAACGAGACGAAGAGTTGCCGGTCAGATCGGATTTCCATCCGGGTCTCTCCCGTTCCAGACGTACACGTAGCCTTCACGCGTCCGCTCGGTCAGTGAGCCCGGAATGAAATCGGTGACCTGGGTGGTCTCGTTGGTCTTGAGGTAGCGCCAGGTGCCGTACGCACCCAGCTTGACGTCTAGGTAAGCCGGCAGACTACCCAGATTCTCGCCGGTCTGACCATCGATCGGACCGCCCCGCAGTTGGACGGCGATGGTTCCGGAACCCGTGATCGGGTGGGACATGATAGTGAGCTTGCTCACGATAGTGCACCCTCCAGCTGGTGCCCGTTAAGACGGATGTTGCTCGTGAAGCGCTGCCGATACGGCGTCAAGGTGAGAGCGCCGTTTCCCTCGGGCAGTGGGTCGCGTCCAAGCTCGGCCCGTGCCTCGTCGATTGTTACTACATCCGCGTTAACCAGACTAACGACTCGGCTTACCTTAGCGTCCCCGTCCTCTTGTAGCGCTGTGACGTCATCGATGTTGAAGTGCGCAGTACGACCCGGCTCCGGCTGGGTCTGCAGGTCGACCTCGCTGGCCACAACCTGGAGCTTAGGCACAATCGTGTCGGACCACAGGGTAGTGCGGGCTGCGGCCCGGTTCTCGTACGTCGTCCCTCCGACCAAGTAGTCGTGGGGAACACCGAACGCCAGCATGACCTCGTCGGCACTCCGCACTCGGGTGTCGAGGTAACCCACCTCTTCAGCAGTTAGCGTAATCCGCTCGTACTTGGCCGCGACCGGACCGCTCAAGATCAGGTGACGGCCGGCATTCTCGGGCTGCTCGTGTCTGGTGCGCAGCTCCGAGGTGATCTGAGCGTGAGTGTCGGGGTCGACGTCACCGAGGTAGACCACACCCCCGGGCGTCCCACCTCGCTGGAGGGTAGCCGACTGGAACCGTCGAGCGTAGTCGTCCAGGTCAATCGCGAACCGGGCCGCGTACAGCGGGGGCAGACACGACCAGATGTCGTCCGGATCGGGGTACCGTAGCCAGAGCATCTCTTGGGGCAGCAGGTAACCGATGCGTCCGGTTGACCCGTAGATCCGGTACCCAACCAGCTCGTCAAAGCGGTCGGTTCGCGTATTGTCGACGACCGGCTCGACTGACCAGCCCGAGTCGAGTACGTGGATTGACTGGACGGGACCCAGTCCCGACTCGCCTCGGTCCATGTAGACGAAAGCCTGGCCACCGGTCTCCAGTCGGAGCCAGCAGATCTCTCTCAACACCCGGGCCGACATGTAGTCGTTGGGGGCGTGGTTCCACAGGTCGGTCAACTCGTCGGGCAGCGGCGCGCCGTCGTCGTTCAGTACCTCAAGCGGGGTGGTCGCGGCGTTGGTGGCGACGGCCACGATGCACCGGTAGGCCACCGCGCTGTTGCGCCACCCAGAGCCCAGATCGGCCCGCCACTGGTAGAGGCCGTCGGGCCCCATCGTGACGTGCAGTCCCTCGGGACCGACGTGCGACGGCACTCCAACCGAGAAACCGTCGGTCCCTGGGAACGCGGATCGACGCGCCAACGATTGAACAGCGCGGTCTGCCATCGCGCCAAGCAAGCGTCTAAGCGCGCCGATCCGCTCTCCCCCGGGCTCATTAGGGGAGGTCATTAGGCTACGTCCGCCATTCCGCGTCTCCGGAAGAATAGGTGAGAACAGGCCCAGACTAGCGCGTCGAGTCGGTCGGGAGAGTCCTTGTCGGCCGGGGTCCAAGTAGTCATTTGGTCCTCCAGCTTAGCGAGGACGCCCACGTGATGGATCATCCCTCGCTCGTACAGCGTGCTGATTGGCTCAGCGCGCAGCCTCTTGCCCTTCGACGCGGTAACCCCTCTGTATCTCACGCCCCTCGGCAGACCCACACTCTGGAGGGTGGCCAATACCATCTCGCCACCCTGATTCTTCTCAGCAACTAGGTAACCCGCGCCCCACGAGGTGGCCGCTTGAATGGCGGTCCGAGCCCAGTCGTGCGGCGAGAAATGCCCACTCAGATCGGCCAGGACGAAACCCTCGTCGTCCAGCTTGCCGACCACCAGGATGCCGGTCTCGTCGCCTCCGTAGGTGACGGCCGGATCGATTGCAACCGCGATCTCCATCCGGCGAATGAATGGCTTGACCAGCTCCAGGTCGGCCCGGTGCTGGTCGATCAGGTCGAGCGTCCACAGCGCGCCCTCGACGTCCTCCAGATATTCTCCGTTCAGCTCCTGTCGGCCGAGGCGCGTGCCCTCGTACTTGCGAATCACCTGCTCCTGGAATACTGGCGCCAGGTTGACCAGGTTCTCGTAGGTCGTCCCGCCCGTCACCACCGTACTCGGGGATCGCCGCATTTCGCGGATCTCCTTGCGCGGTCGCGGGGTCGTGGTTACCACGACTCGTGGGGTGCGTCCAAGACGCATGCCCAACCGGTAATTGGATATCACCTTGTCGAGGTTGCCGAATGTAGCGAGCTCGTCGACCCACCCGGTGTGGTGCTGCGGGCCGCGCAGCTGGTCGGGTTCGTCGGACGAGTAGGCGTACGCAATCGCCCCGTTCTGGAACACCACCCGGCGCTTGGACGGCTGGTAGTCGGGCCGCTCGGTTCGGCGGTATACCGACAGCAGTCCCGACTCACCCTCGATCATGGTGTCGCGGACGTCGGCCGCCGTCCTGCCGATCAGAGCGATTCGGTGGCCGCGCCCGACCTTGGCCCGTTCCTTGACGAACTCGGCCCCGGTGCGCGTTTTGCCCCACCCGCGACCGGACATGATCAGCCACTCCAGCCAGGGCACGCTCACTTCGACCGGCACGGGCGAGTCGGGGGTGCGCACCAGGCGGGGTAGGTCGGGCGGCGGGAGCTGATTCCACCGCGCGTGCTGCATGACGTACTTGCCGTGGGGGCTGCCGTCGCAGAATTGCCGGTCGCACCCCCACATCGTGCGACGTCGCTCCAGCTCGTCCTCCAGCCGCTGACGCAACGCGTCCTTCCGCTCGGGGTCCCAGCTACGCCACTGACCGCCCCCTGGGCCGTAGCCCGGGGTGTAGTCGGTGAAGCCGGGTCCGCTCATCGTTCCGGTGCCTCCCACGGGACGCCGGTTTCCCCGGGCGCGGTGGGCTCGGGGGTTCCCGGGATGAGCTGGTTCATCAGCAGCTCGATCTCGTTGTCCATGGTGCTGGAGTACTGGACGTCGAGCTTGGCCGGGGCGTCCAGACCGAACAGTCGGGCGCGCCGGTCCATCACGCGCAGCATGACCTCGACCGCCTTCTGCTTCTCCGACATCGTGGTCGAGGCGGAGTCGATGATCAGCTGGTTGAGTCGCTGGATCCCGTCCAGCCGGGTACCCTCCATCTGCCGCATCTGCCGGCGAGTCTCCTCGGGCAGTCGGTACTGGATGGCCCGTTCGATCCGGGCGCGCACCGTGGGGATCGATACGCCTTGGATGTCGGCGATGTCGGGGTAGGACCAGTGCTTGAGTCGTAGCTCCAGCGCTTCCTTCTCGGCGTCAACCTGGCCGATTCGCTCCAGCTCGGCCCGAGGGTCGGAAGCGTCCGGGTACACGTCGCTCATGCCGCCATTTTAGCACGCGCTTTACCCGGAGCACAAGCCCCCCTCCGTCAAATCCCAGCCCCCACCAGCCCAGGCGCGCGGATCTTTAGAACTCGGGGCCGCAAACACACCAATGGCCCGGACCCCCGAGGGAATCCGGGCCGTGGTGTCGGCAGGGCCGCTCAGCCGCGCCGGTTTGGCGGTCGCTCCAGCTCGGCCTCCCGCCGGATTTCGTCGATCTGGGACGGAGACTCCACCAGCCGGTACTCTTGCGAATGGACTACGGCCAGGATGGCGGACGCGTCGCGCCGGTCGTAGAATGTACCGACGACGATGTACCGGGTCTCGCGAGCCCACCCCCGAATGTGATTTGCGTCGCGGACGTAGACGAGCTTGCCTTCCGGCAGGCCCATCTCGATCCGGCGCCAGAGGTCGAATTGCTGGTAGGTGCCGGCCAGAACCAGCACTCGGTTGGCGTACACGCTAGTTGTCCAGTCGGTTGGCGGCCAGGTAGTCCTCGTGCTGGAGCGCGGGCTTGCGGGTCGCGCAGCATTCCTCGACCCAGCGACCGCCCCGGTAATTGAGCTTGCCCTCGTACACGAGGTTGAATTGCTGCTCGGTCATCGTGACCCCGGGGCACTCGTCGGGGACTGCCCCCTCGAACGCCCCGCAGACAGTGCAGAAGAACAGGTTGCCTCGACAGAGCAGGCACGCGGGTCGCGCGTTGCGTTCCGGGCAGTCGAAATTGACGTGGTTGCTCTTCACAGCTTTGCCTCCGCTTTAAACCAATTGCCGGCCTCGCCGAATCTAAACGCGTCCCGGTACGTGGGTCCTCGCTTCGTTGACCACTGCTGGATCTGGGCGAGGGACCGGAAATGGTAGCTGTTGCAGGACTCGCACCCTCCTTCCAGGCAGGTCAGCTGAGGGTTGGGCCAGCAGATCCGTCGCTTCACGTGTCGCCTCCGAGTCGGCAGGTCCGGTGCCGAGAAAGGGTGGGGTTCTTTCGGTGAAAGCACTCGTGCCTGCACCCGCACACGGCCAGGCCGGAGGCCCCCTCCTTGACGGAAAGGACCTCCGGCTCCGGGTCTAGGTCCGGCAGACGCTCGACCGTGACCAGGTAGCGTCGCTTCCTCATGGCAGTGACCAAATCAGTAGAAGGAGGCCGCAGGCCGCGACCACGAGCGGGACCAGCCCGAGCAGGGCAATCGCCCGCCCGAGCTGGTCCAGTGGGCTGCTCACTCGGGGGAGTCCACCGAGATGAGGAACTCGTCGTCTTCCAGGGACAGCTCCTGGTCGCTGCCCAGCTTGGCGATCAGCCGGGGGGTCAGCTCCACGAGCCACACCCCCAGGTCGTCCGGGTCGTCGACCTCCATCTTGGCGCCCTTGGTGACCAGGGCGTCGACGGCCCGTCGGGCGTCGTCCGGGTCGGTCACCGGTACCCACTCGGAGCGACTGGCGTTGAGCTGGTCGATCGCGACCAGGTAGAGCGGGGCCGTCTTCATCGGGGGGTTCCCTTCCCTGTGACCTTGGTCACGGTGCCCTTGGGCTGGGTCCAGACCTTGCGGCCGGACCGGTCGGTCAGCTCGCGAGCCTTGGCGACCGCCTCACGGCGGGTGCCCTTGAAACCGCCGACCGCCCCGTCGACGGAGGAC